TATAAAAGAAGCTGAAAAGCTTTGTGCGGAACTGACCTGCCGCAGAGCAGAATTGAAAGAAGAACTACAGGAGTTGTTCCCTGCCCAATTAGTTCCACTTAAAAGTTTTCTTTATAACACGCCAGATGGGAAAGAGTGGAAGACTAAGAAGGCCGCTACGGAGGCAGGCTACAAGGCTAAAGAAATTGTAAAGGGAAGAAACAAGACTAAGACTATTCCTTTTAATCCAAACTCCAGAGACCAGATTGCTGAGCACTTGATATCACAAGGGTGGAAGCCCGACGCATACGAAGGTAAACGCCCTGCGATTAACGAAGCAGTGTTAAATTCTATTGGTTCTGCTGAAGCTCTAAAGCTTTGTGAATATCTGTTAATAACTAAACGCCTTGGCCAGATTAGCGAAGGCAACCAAGCGTGGTTAAAGTTAGTAAAAGTTGACCGCATTCACGGCTCGATAAATACTAATGGAGCTGTGTCGGGGAGATGCACACACAACAACCCCAACTTGGCTCAGGTGCCAGCCTCTCGCGCTCCTTATGGAGAGCAGTGCAGAAGCTTGTTTCACGCTCCAAAGGGTAAAGTGCTTGTAGGGGCCGACGCCTCTGGCCTAGAGCTTAGATGTCTAGCTCACTATCTATGGCCAAAAGATAAAGGAGGCTATGCTAAAGAAATCCTTGAGGGAGACATACACACCACTAATCAGGAGGCGGCAGGGCTTGATACTAGAGACCAAGCCAAGACATTCATTTACGCTTTCTTGTATGGTGCAGGCGATGCTAAGATTGGTTCTATTGTTGGTGGGTCTAACGCTGACGGCCGTCGTTTAAAACAATCTTTCATGCAAAAGATACCAGCCATAAGTTATTTGGTCTCTGCCGTGAAACGAAAGGTGGAGATGGATAACACACTTAAAGGGTTGGATGGCCGCATACTTCCTTGCCGCTCACCGCATAGCGCATTAAATCTTTTACTACAGTCGGCAGGCGCTGTCATCATGAAACAAGCTTTAGTAGACTTCATTGATAGTGCTCGTTTGCCTTATGAATTACATGGCAACATTCACGATGAAGTTCAGTTTAGCTGTGATGCTGAGCACGCAGACGAGCTAGGTAGTTTGTTTTGCGCTTCTTTAAAAACAGCAGGTAAAAAGCTCAACTTCCGATGCCCTTTAGATGGGGAATATAGCATCGGAAAAACGTGGGCAGAAACACACTAATATATGGCATACCAAAATAAGTTTGATAAGACAGGCAGGGCCAGCCAACAAGGCGCGAAGGCAGAACAGGTTTTTAAAGAATCTGTGGATGCTTTTTTTGATGTAGATATAAGTCCTTCAGACTTGGTAAATCAATTTAAGCATATTGACTACCACTGCGATCTTCCGATGACCGTAGATGTTAAAGCTATTAAAGACCCCGAAACTATCTGGGTTGAATTAAAGAATGTTCAAGGCAAAGAGGGCTGGCTTTATGGCGAAGCCACTCACATTGCTTTTCAAAGACCGTTAGGTTTTGTTGTTGTTAGACGTCTCCACTTGCTAGAGCTTGTTGAAAGGCTTGTTGATATGGACGCTATGGTATCTTCGCCAGCGGAGTGTCTATACAAGCTTTATAGCCGTAGCAAGTGGGGGCGCAAAGACCTTCTAACAACTATAAAACCAGCCGACCTTAACACACTTCCCTACGTGCTTATAAAGAAATGAAAACTGTATTAATTGACGGAGACCAAATTGCTTACCTGTGTTGTTTTGCGTGTGAACACGAAATTGACTGGGGTGAAAACGATATCACTTTAACAACATCTAAGTTCGACTTAGCGAGTGCTTTAGATTCTCAGATTAAAAAGGCATTAAAGGAAACCGAAGCCACTTCTGCTCGCATTGCTGTCTCTAACGATGAGAACTTTCGCAAAGATATATACAGTGATTACAAGGCTAACCGCACCGCTCGTAAACCTCTTGGCCTTAAGTGGTGCCTTGAATATTTACAAGAAAAGTATAAGGCCGAAACTCATATAGGCATCGAAGCCGACGACCTTATTGGTATCTGGGCCGCCAATAACCACGACAATATTATATGGGCAACAGACAAGGACTATCTTACTGTCCCTTGTATGTTATATCGCTGTAATGAGTTGTTGATTATCTCTGAAGAAGAGGCTGACCACTACTTGCGGTTGCAGACAATGGTCGGAGACACGGCTGATAACTACAAAGGCGCAAAAGGCTTTGGTGAGAAGACTGCTACAAGATGGCTAGAAGAACACGGCGACACTTGGGAGTCTGTTGCCGCCGCCTTTAAAAAGGCAGGACAAACTAAAGAGGATTTTATTATGAACGCAAGGCTGGCTCGGATTCTCCGCAGTCTTAAAGATTTAGATTGGTCTCCAGATGAATAAATTACCTGATAGTGGTGAGCGCAGTGAGTTTGATACAGGAGCTGTGCGTGATGCCATGCAAGGCAAGGGATGTCCTAGCCTGCTTCCTGTAGCTGCTTTGAGAGCTGCTTCTAAAAGATTTGAAGATGGAGCCAATAAGTATGGGCGAAACAATTGGCAGAAAGGTATCCCTCTTTCTAGATATGTTGACGCTCTTTATCGCCACCTTTGGGCCTACATGGACGGATGCGACGCAGAAGATCATGGAGGCGCTGTAATCTGGAACGCTATGTGTCTTGTTCAAACCAAGGCATGGATTGATTCAGGCAAACTTCCACCAGAACTTAACGACTTATAATATAGGAGACACGTATATGAATGAATTTCCCACAATAACAAAGGCCGTATTAAAAGCTTTAGAAGAGCGGTTTCCCATGAAAGACTTTGGGCAGACCAATGATATAAATAAATTAAACTTTCATTACGGCCAACGCTCCGTTCTTTCTTTTCTTAAATCTGAATATAATATTCAAAATCAAAACATCCTAAATAAACCTCAAATAACTAAATAATTATGGGTTCCGCACCAAAAATTCCTGATCCCGCGCCCCCTCCCGCACCCCCTCCTCCTCCTACTGAAGTAGCGGAGAAAGTAAAAAAACCTACAGCTCGTCGCGCTGAAGCCAGCAAGCGTCGCGGCACTTCTGCTCTCACAATCCGTCGTCCTTCCGTCAATGTTGGTGGTGGTAGGGCTGCTGGAGCTAACCTCCCTTATTAATATTATGGCCTTAAATTCTCTTAATACTACCATCACTGCAAGTGGTTCTACAGCTGTTCCAGATTGGAATGGACGCCTTGGCGCCTTTCTTGTTTCAGGAACATTTAATGGTGCAACCGTCAAACTTGAACATCAGATTGGTTCTGAGTGGGTTGCTCTTGGAAGTGACACTACTGTTACTTCTTCGGGTGGTGCTCAGTTCATTACCCCTCAAGACCAACTTCGCGTTACGGTATCAGGGGCTGGAGGTTCTACCAACCTTACAGTTGTAGTAAAACCTCTTGTCGTCTAACATCGTTTATAGATGCTCAACCAGCGCCTTACTCGAAACCTGTTTACAGGCCAGACCGAACCCTTAACCGCTCCTCTTTCTTTTGATTTTACAGAAGATTTAGGTGACAAAAGAAAACTTTCTCTTTTCAGTCAGAATGGTGGGGCCGCCGCCGCTTATTCGTTGAGGGCCTTGGGTAGTTATAACGAAAAGGTAGTGCGTGTGCGGCGCGGAAGTGATAACGAGGAACGCGATTTCTCATCTGTTGATGCTCTTTCGGGTGGATTGACTTCGTTTGTAAACGCTCAGGTAGTAGCACCTCTAGATATACAAGAGCTAACCGCAACGGGTCGTGATGGTGACTTCCTTATTGCCAAGGCGGCTTACTCACTTCGTAGCCTAGGGACACGTCAGGCTACCGTGGCGGCTACTGGAGATACCGTAGCCCGTGCTGATGGTCAATATGTAGCACAGGTTCGTCGTAGCTCTGACGATGCTCTGAAGTCCTTTACGGCAACTGAGGTTACTGATGGAACTTTGCTAGCTTTTACTAATGCAGATTACGCTAAATACACATCTGACTTTAGTGCTGGAACTAATAGTTGGGGAGATTCACTTGATGATCTTACTGCGGCTGGTAATATTGATGGTATTGGAGGATTGGATAATAATTTACGATTAACTATAGGGTCAGCCACTAGTCAGCACAGAGCGTTTAGAAGTAACATTTTTCCAGTAAGTCAAAAAATTAATTTTTCAATTAGAGTATTTATTCCATCTACTAACTCAGTCGTTGATTCATTTCGTATTTCTGACGCTTCAGGCACTCACATTGTTGCAAGCACGACTCCTGCACAAGACCAATGGGTTACAGTAACCGCAAGTAATGTAACTCCAACTAATAATTCTGGTCAGTTAAGACTATTTCTTCAAGATGGAGGAGTTGACAACTTTGCTGGCAATGGCTCCGATGTAATATATGTAAGAGAGGTAGTAGTTACTCAGGTTACATCAGACGGACTCGTTAGAACTTGGTATGACCAAAGTGTAACCAATCAATCAGGAGATACAGCAACAGGTAATCACGCAGTTCAAGCAACTGCTGCAAGTCAGCCTAAGATTGTTAATGCTGGAGCTTTGGTCAAGGATGGCGAGATTGCTGGACTTGACTTTGATGGTGATGACTTTTTAGTTGCCCCTTCAGCATCATTGCTTACGAGTCCTTTTTCACTGTTCTCTGCGAGCGTTAGAGATACAACTGGATATACTGTTTCAATTTCAAAAAGCACCGCAGCCAACAGATATTTTGGTGTCCAAGAGGCGACAAGCACATCTATTGCTGCCCCAAGAAATTCCACTTCAGGTGTTTCGGTATCAGCTAGCGCTTCTGGAAGTGACCGCCTTACCTTTGCTGTAACCACTGGTGAAACTTCTACCAGTGTAGGTGCTAAGGGTGGGACTCTTGTCAATACAACTGGCGACTACGGAAACGATTTTCGTGCTACCGATGGCATGAACCAAATTGCTATTGGTGTTTTGAGGACTGTAAACCCAAGTGGTTATTTTAACGGACGTATCCGTGAGATTATTTTCTACAACTCCGACCAGTCAGCCAACCGCACAGCCATTGAAGCTAACATTGGTGAAGCCTACAGCATTGACCTACCATCTGGTGTAGACGCAGGGTTTGACCAAGTGGACGGCTTTGTAGAGACTTGGTATGACCAGTCAGGCAACGGAAGGCATTCGACTAATACTACCGCAACTCAACAACCTCTTATTGTTGAAGCAGGCGTATTTCAAAATGGGTTGAAGTTTACTCATACTGATACTACCAACGGGAAAAGGTTATTTGTGCCTCGCACCCAAGCAGAATTAGGGGGTGCGTTTGCTTTTGTTTGGGTAGGTAAAGTAACCGAATCAGATACTTCTTTTAATAATCTTCTTGGAGGACTTAGGGGTGTTCAAAGTTATGCTACTGGAACTACTGGAATAGCTATTAAATCCAGCGATGGAACTGTTTCTTTTATAAATGAATCAGCAACTAACGCAAGAACAAGCTCTAACAGTTCAACTGCTACAACATTGAACGAGGACTTCGTTGCATTTGCTACTTATGAAGAGGCTGAATCAGGCCCTGAGACTGTGCTTTCGATAAATGGAAACCGTCAGTTCTTTAGTTTTGGTAGTTCTTATAACTTATCAAGCACAAAAGATATTGGTATTATGAATGCTACGGGCAGTTCAGGTGGTTACAGAACGCAAGAAAGCCCAACGGGAATATGCCGAGAAGTATTAGTCTACGATACTCATCAAGGCGACCATCGTTTAACCATTGAAAATAACATTAACAATCAATACGACCTATTCTAATGCCCTACTTAATATTCACAAGCAAAGAGGCCGCCATTGAGCGAGCCGATGAAGAAGGTAAAGACAACAACTTCTCTCACTGGACTAAAGGTAAAGGCACCCGATGGTTAACTTTTCCAGTTCCTACAATTGATGGGCTATGGGCTTTGGATGTTACTGATTATGATCTGGATGCTGGTGAAGACTCAGCCACTATAGATGCTTACATTCCCCTACCTGACGAAGACTAAATGCTATGGAAGATATTATATACAA